AAACTCCTCAAGGTAAAGTTGTAGAAAGACCTCAACATATGTATATGAGGGTTTCATTATGGGTTACTAATACTTATGAAGAGGCCATTGAATATTATAATTCGTTATCAAACCAACTTATTTCTCCCGCAACTCCAATTATGATTAATTCTGGTACAAAAGTACCTCAATTAGCGTCATGTGTGTTACATTATAACAATTCAGATTCAAGAAATGGGTTATTACAAACATTAAATGATATTTCAACTTATTCGTCAGACGCGGCAGGTATTGGATTATCAATGTCAAATATTAGAAGTAAAGAAAGTAGAATTAATTCTTCTGGAGGATATGCTGGCGGACTATTAAAATATTTAAAAATTGTTAACGAGTCTTTAAGATTTTTTAACCAACAAGGTAGACGACCAGGAAGCGCCGCAATTTATATTGAGCCTTGGCATAAAGATATTATGGATTTGTTGGAAATAAAGAAAAATACTGGTGCTGAAGAATTAAGGGCTAGAGATTTATTTACTGCGTTATGGATACCTGATAATTTTATGAAAGCGGTAAAAAATAACCAAGACTGGTATTTGTTTTGTCCAAATGAAATAATTAAATCTGGTATTAAACCATTACAAGAATGTTATGATGCTGAGTATGAAGAAAACTATAATAAAGCAGTTTCTTTAGGAATTGGTAAAAAAGTTAAAGCTCAAGATATTTGGAGTAAAATAATTGAATCACAAGTTGAAACGGGGGTTCCTTATTTATCCGCCAAAGACAGTGCTAACCGTAAAAGTAATCATAAAAATATTGGAACAATCAAACAAAGTAATTTATGTTGTGAAATTTATCAATTTACGGATGAAACCACTACAGCAATTTGCACTCTTTCATCAATGGTATTAAAGAATTTTGTAACTGATGGTAAATTTGATTATCAATTATTATTAAACGAAACAAAAAAAGTTGTAAGAGCGTTAAATAATGTAATTGATATAAATAGTTATTCGACTGATAAAGGATTAAAAGGTGGGTTAGAACAAAGAGCAATTGCGATTGGAATTCAAGGGTTGGCTGATGTTTTTTATATAATGGATTATGTTTTTACATCTGACGAGGCTAAATTATTAAATAAAAATATATTTGAAACAATTTATTATGCAGCAATAACTGAAAGTAATAATTTATGTAAACAAGGTATTAGAGAACCTTATAAGTTTTTTAAAGGGTCTCCAATGGAATCAGGTGAATTTCAATTTGATATGTGGGGATTATCTAAAAATGATTTAAGTGGATTATGGGATTGGGACAAACTTAAAGAAGAAGTTAAATTATTTGGTGTTTGTAATAGTTTATTAACCGCTCAAATGCCGGTCGCGTCTTCGGCTAAAATAACAGGTTCATTTGAAATGACTGAACCGGCTCACTCTGCGTTATTTAATAGAAGAGTTGTTGGTGGTGAAATTACAATTGTAAACAAATATTTAATTAACGATTTTGAAAAAATTGGTATTTGGAGTGAAGAATTAAAAAATGAAATTATATTAAATGAGGGGTCTATACAAAATATTAATTTTAATAATCATTTAGATGTTGAAGATAAAAATTACAATAAAAAAGTAAAAAGAATTGAACATTTAATTCCTAAATATAAAACAATTTGGGAGATTTCACAAAAAGAACTTATTGATATGTCGGCAGATAGAGCTCCATTTATTGACCAATCTCAATCAATGAACATATATATGTCTAATCCAACTTTATCTAAAATTACGTCATCACATTTCCATTCTTGGGAAAAAGGACTAAAAACATTATGTTATTATGTTAGAACAAAAGCGATTTCGACAGGGGCGAAACATTTAGCGTTGGACATGTCAAAAATAGAAAAACCTTTAACGACTCCAGTAAAAACAATGACGTATGATTACGTTCCAAATAGTAAAAAAGGGTTAGACTCTGATTTTGAATGTTTTGGATGTTCATCATAATATAGTTTAAATTTATATTTTCTACCTCGCATAAAAAAAGACGACACTATATTTATTATTAATGGCGTTTGGAAAAACATATGGGGTTAGTTTCCCATTTAATGACTCTCAATATGGAGATTATTTAAATTTAACATTTACTTCGGATGAAGAAGTAAGAAGTAATTTAATACATTTGTTATTAACAAGAAAAGGTACTAGATATTATATGCCTAATTTTGGAACTAGATTATATGAATATATTTTTGAATTTATTGATGCTCAAACATTTTCACAAATTGAATTTGAAATACGGGAAACTGTTGGCGAATATTTACCACAATTAACTTTACAAAATATATCAATTACAGCCGCCTCTGATGGGGAAGAAAATAAAGGTACTTATATTGATGCTAACGGAGAAAAAACATTTACGGTACCCGGAATTGCAGAAAAAGAACATACAGCAAAAATAAGAATTGACTATCAAGTAACATCCGATAGTTTTGCATCTAGTGATTTTGTAATTATCAATATTTAGTAATATAATGGCAAACAAAAAAATATCATATGTAACGAGAGATTATCAAGGGATAAGACAAGAGTTAATTAATTTTACTAAAGCTTACTACCCTGATTTAATTCAAAATTTTAATGACGCGTCTATATTTTCAGCGTTAATGGATTTAAATGCTGCGGTAACCGATAATTTACAATTTAATATTGACAGAAGTATTCAAGAAACTGTATTACAATATGCTCAACAAACATCCTCAATTTACAATATCGCTAGAACCTATGGGTTAAAAATACCAGGTCAAAGACCTTCAGTGGCATTAGTTGACTTTTCAATTACTGTACCACCTCTTGGAGATAATGAAGATTTAAGTTATTGTGGAATATTAAGAAGAGGTTCTCAAGTTATAGGAGCGGGGCAGGTATTTGAATCTATATATGACGTTGATTTTACGTCGGCAACTGGAAGTGATGGTTTTCCTAATAGAATTAAAATCCCTAATTATGATGAAAATGGTAAATTACTTAACTATACGATTAAAAAACGAGAAACCGTTGTAAATGGACTTACAAAAGTATTTAAAAGAGTTATTACATCAAATGACGTAAAACCGTTTTTTGAATTATTTTTACCTGAAAAAAATGTTTTGGGGATTACAAGTGTTATCTTAAAAGATGGAACACAATTTGCAAATATACCTAGTAGTCAAGATTTTATAACGCTTGATGGAAGGTGGTATGAGGTAAAAGCGTTAATTGAAGATAAAGTTTTTGTTGAAGACCCAACTAAAATTTCGGACAATCCTGGAATAAAAATTGGAAAATACATATCAATTTCTACTAAATTTATTACTGAGTTTACACCTGAAGGGTTTTTTAAAATGACTTTTGGAGGTGGAAGCCAATCTGCTGATGAACAATTAGCTGAATTTGCAAGAAATGGGTACAAGTTAGATTTATATAAATATTCAAATAATTTTGCTTTAGGTAGTACTCTTAAGGCAAATACCACTTTATTTATTCAATATAGAATTGGTGGGGGAGTTTCAACAAATGTTGGGGTTAATGTTATTAACCAAATAGGTACTGTTAATTTTTCAGTTAACGGAGCGTCATCATCTGTTAATACAAGTGTTGTTAATTCGTTAGGTTGTACTAACGTTACTGCCGCCATTGGTGGGGCTAATACGCCTACTTTAGAAGAAGTGAGGAATTTAGTTAGTTATAATTTTTCGGCTCAAAATAGAGCAGTAACAATTAATGATTATGAATCATTAATAAGAACAATGCCATCACAATTTGGTGCTCCTGCAAAGGTAAGTATTACTGAAGAAAATAATAAAATTAAAATAAAAATGTTATCTTATGACGATAGCGGAATGTTAACTGAAACTGTTTCAAACACTCTTAAAAGTAATTTAGCAAATTATTTATCTAATTATAGAATGATAAATGATTATATTTCGATTGAATCGGCAAACGTTATTGATTTAGGTGTTTTAATTGATATTATTCTTGATAATACTCAAAATCAAGGTGTGGTAATTTCATCAATTGCTAATGAAATATCAAATTTCTTTTCTAGTGGGAATAGACAAATGGGTCAAAATGTAAATGTGTCAGAACTTAGAAAAAACATACAAAATCAAAATGGGGTAATATCTATATCAAATATAAGTTTTTTTAATAAAGTTGGAGGGTTATATTCGTCATCACAAACATCTCAAAGATATAAAAATTCGGTTACAAAAGAAATTGAATTAATAAGCGATACTATATTTGCCGAATCAAGTCAAACTTATCAAATTAGATACCCAACTAAAGACATTAATGTTAGAGTTCAAAACTTAACAAATATTAAATTCTCATAACAATTTATTTTGTAAGATATCGGACTATCTTTTAATGAAAATAGATACTTAAGTATTTATCATTGAAAGATTTTTTATAATATCCATGGCAAATTCTTACAGATTAAGAACTAAAGTTGGTGTTGATAGTTATCTTAGTGTTCAGTTAGACCAAGACTTTGAATATTTAGAAATTTTATCACTCAAAATTTTACAAGAACAAATTTATACAAGGCCTTGTGCTGACTATGGTGTTATTGTAGGTAGATTAACTATTAATGGTGGGTATGGAATACCTAACGTTAAAGTGTCATTATTCATACCTGTTTCAGAACAAGATAAGTTAAATCCGTTAATTTATGATTTATATCCTTATGAAAAAATAACTGACCAAAATGCGGATGGTTATAGGTATAATTTATTACCATATAAAAAATCACATTCTGCTCATAGTCCAACAGGTACTTTTTTTGATAGAGAAGATGTGTTAGTTTCTCCAACCTTAATTCAAGTTTACGATAAATATTATAAATATTGCGCGTCAACAAACACTAGTGGTGATTTTATGATTTTTGGGGTTCCAATTGGAACTTATACCATTCATGCGGACGTTGATTTATCAGATATTGGAGAGTTTTCATTAGCTCCTCAAGATTTAGTTAGAATGGGTATAGCAACTGAAGGACAAGTGGCTGGGATTAAATTTAAAGCCTCCGAAAATTTGAACGAATTACCACAAATTTTTTCATTTGATAAATCTGTAGAAGTACAACCACTTTGGGGACAACCTGGAATTTGTAATTTGGGGGTTAATAGAGTTGATTTTGATTTAACAAAAGAAACTAAAATTCAAATAACGCCAACTTCAATATTCATGGGGTCGTTAATCACTGGTAATGAAACAGATTTTCAAAAAAGAAATTGTAAACCAAAAAAAAATTTAGGAGACCAATGTAGTTTAATGGCCGGACCAGGGGTTATTCAAGCTTTAAGACAAACTTTGTATATTGACCCTACCACTGGTTATCCGGGGTTAGAGTTATATGATATAGAACAAGGTGGTCAAGTGATTGATGGAGACGGGGCTTGGATAGTAGACGTACCAATGAATTTAGATTATGTAATAACTAATGAATTTGGAGAACAAATAATTTCTCCAGACCCAAAATTTGGTATCCCTACTAAAGGAAAATATCGTTTTAAAATTAAATGGGCTCAAGGGGATACTTTATCTGAGTCTATTAAAAGAGGGTATTTTTTAGTACCTAATATTAGAGAATATTGGACTGATGAAAATGACCCATTTTTTGAAAATTTTGGAGCAATTCAAGTGATTAATCCAGAATTTTTAAATTATAGTGAAAATGCCGCGTTGGCCGAAAAATCATACTCGTTTAGTACTGATTGGAATGATTATCCTGACCCAGAAGTCGCAATTAAATGTGATGATTATTTTTATGAGTTAACTTATAATAAAGTATATACTGTTTCCCAAATGATGGACAGTTATAATCGTGGGGGGTTTTCAATAAATCAAAAAATCGCTATTAAAAATGTTCTTAATTCTGAATGTTCAAGTGAAAATACTAAATTTCCAGTAAACGATGGGCAATATAGGTTTGACTTTATCTATTTGTTATTTTGGGTTCTACTTCTTATTGGGTATATAATATTATTAGTTGTTTTAATTGTTTTTCACGTTTTAGGTTATATTGTTAAAATTCTTGGAATGTTCATAGGTTATGTCCTTGATTTTATAGCGGCGATTTTAAGAAAAATTTGTGATTTTGTAAATAATAAAATAATAGATACAATAAGAGGATTTGGAATTGGTTCAATAAATGTTGCAGGAAACTGTGTTGCGTTTTGTGATAACGGTTGGTATCCCTTTAAGGATACGCCATATATTACTTGGTGTAATACCGCTGCTGATAAGTTAGAAGCTTGGGCTAAACAGGTAAAAGAAGCGTATCTATGGTTTCAAGGTAAAACAATTCCAATGTTAACATATCCTGATTGTGAGTTTTGTGAATGTAATACTAGTCAACCAACTCAGTTTACTAATGTAAACGCACTTGAAAATGACCCCAATGTAGGGATTCAAAAATTAATAACTCAACAATTAAATAAAAATAGTTTTTTAGCTCCTATTACATTAGGTTTAATTTTTAACAATACCACTAAGTTTATACCAAATCTTCCTAAGCCAACATTATTATTTGCTCCTGTGACATCAGGAGGTACCCCTACTATTGGTGCAACACCGATTTCAATGTTTTATAAAGCACAAAATTCAAAAATCGCTACAATACTTTCTGGGATAGAACCTAACCAAACTTTACTTACAACTTCTAAAACAAGAGTACCACAATATAGTGAATTTGGTCAAAATATCGATTATAATTATTGGGGGGTATTAAGTCAAAATCCTGTTACTAACACTAGAATAACGTTTTCATTAAGTTTACCAATAAGTGAAAGAATGA